TGTAAGTGTTGGTGCTATATATAAGAATGACGCACCACGTGATAAAAACGGTATGCCAAAAGCAAAGCAGAAAAAGAAGAAAGACGGGACTGCTGTAAATGCCTTAGATATGGGTGCTAATTTAATGACAGGCGGAAGTATTAAAAGGTAAATATATTACAAGGATAATTCAATGAGAGAAAAAGATCTAAAAGAAACTGGTTTAGCTGACATGGCTTTCAAAGTCGAGTCAGATCACGAAGTACAAATGGCACGAGCAGAATTGTACAAGGTTGCAAAATATGCGATTAAAATGCATGAAATGCTAAAAGGTGTTGAAGAACGTGAAGGTCTTGAAGGTTGGGTGCAATCTAAAATTACAAAAGCCGCTGATTATCTAAGCAGTGTTTATCATCATATGGATTATGAAATGAAGTTTGATCAAGTTTCAGAGTCTCGTAAAATTGACGAAGCTATCAAAGACAAAGAAGATTATATGGCACAGAAAAAGGCCATACAGGATATCCAAATGAATCCAAATACAAACAAAGATGAAAAACTTAAAAAAGAAGTAATGGCTAAAAAAGCTGAACTAGACGATGAAGCAAAGAAAAAAGGATTTAAAGAATCTTACCTAGAAACACTTACTCAAAAACTAGAAGAAAAGAAAAAATCAAAAGGTCTTTACTATAAGACTGCTAAAGAATCTGTAGAATCTAAATGTCCAGACTGTGGTAATCCAAGTTATACAACACTACCAGAAGAAAAACAAAAAGGTGTTGACGGCAAAGTATGCTGGAAAGGCTACAAGCGTATGGGCACTAAGAAAAAAGGTGGCAAGACTGTAGACAACTGTGTGAAGATGTAGCACATGGATGACAGTGCCGAAGACTTCGTATGGCACGACATTGATCCAGATCATATTTGGATCTAGATAAACTTATACTTTCCAGAAAATTAAAATACAACTGTGGTCCTGTTGGACTTGACGTTCCAAAGCCAGGATGGTATATCGTACGCCCTTGTGTGAACATGATAGGTTTAGGATTAGGAGCACAAAAGGTTTGGTTAGAAAAAGAAACAATGCATCTTCCTGTAGGACACTTTTGGTGTGAATGGTTTGAAGGTAATCATTATAGTATTGATTACATGCCACAGTTTGGAATAAAAGTTAATACTATATTAGGTATTAAAGATCCAAACACATTTACTAAATGGCGGAAATGGATAAAGGTTGAAGACAGTGATCAACAAAGACTTCCGAGTGTAATATTTCCTCTTATCAATAGTTATCCTATTGTCAATTTAGAATACATAGAAGATAAACTTATCGAAGTACATCTTAGAAGAAACGAAGATTTTGATGGGGATATCAACGAATTCATTCCTGTGTGGGAGGGCGAAGATACAAATCCTCCAGAAGGCTACCAATATCGTGATTATCCAGACATACACGGCAGAATTGGTGCTTTTATTAAATAAAAACACTTGACAATAATCTTAAAATCATGTATAATATATAGAAACTAAAGGAGAATCTTATGAGTGATCGAGTATACGGTGCTGACGAAAAAGCTAAACTAGAACGTTTGGTAAACGAAGGCGCAACAGTTATGCGAGAAATTGAAGATCTGAATACAGGTCTTAAAGAAACTGTAAAGGCAGTAGCAGAAGAATTAGATATCAAACCAGCTCTTATCAACAAAGCTATCAAAGTTGCACACAAAGGCGATTGGGATAAAGTACAGGACGAGTTTGAAGATCTAGAAACTCTTGTTGTTACAGTTGGTAAAGATAAAGTATAATGCAAAAGGTAAAAGACTTTTGGATTAATAGTTATCAGTCAGATAAAATTGCGTTTGCTTTCGAGCTTGTCAGTTTTATTTTCACAGTCGGTGCGAGCATGACACTAGCATTGACTGCCAGAGATCCTAACATGTTAATAGTTTATCCTGCATTTTTTGTAGGTAGTGTAACACAATGTTATGCTTCTATGCGTAGAGGTGCGGCATGGGTAATGCTATTGACAGGTTGGTTCGTATGTGTCAATATCTTTGGATATGGAGTTGCCGCATCATGGTGGTAAAACCATATCAACCATTAGCATGGTTCAGTACGGCATGTCTACTACTTGCCGCTACAATGGCCGCTTTTAATATATACCCTTGGTACATTTACGCATTTATTGTTAGTAACGGACTTTGGGTATTAATAGGTCTTTTGTGGAAAGAAAAGAGTTTAGTGGTATTAAATGCAGGACTAACCGTAATTTATGTTGCGGGTTTACTGTTTTAATAAATAATATTAACGCCAATGGCGATTGCCAGGCATGTAGAAGGTTAAGTTGGCCATAAGCAACGTAGGAAAATATGAAGTTAAGTTGTAGTACACTATACATCTCACACCCGGTGGCTATTAGACATGGTCCGCTTGGTATGCAAAAGCAACAATCTCAAGAAATTGTTGAATATTTTCTTAAATTAAAAGACAAAGACACTCCTACAAATCAAGCCTGGAAAACAAATCACCATATACATCTAGATCATAACATACTTGATAATGTTTTAGATCAAATACACTTATGGTATTGTAATAATGTTGTTGGGCCGCGTGGTCCTAAGTTTATGCAAGACCAAAAATGGCCTAATACAAAGTTCTTTGACATCGATGCTGAAGTTTGGTTCCAAGAAAGCCTGCCTGGACAAGGATGTCCTCAGCATGAACATGGAACATTAAGTCGTTATAGTTGGGTTTACTACTTAGATGTAGGTGAAAATAATAGTCCTCTTACATTTATCGAAATGAAAGAAACCAAAAACGAAGTATTTCCGGTTGACGAAATACATCTTCCTGTGTATAATGATATGGTAGTAATGTTTCCAAGCAATATACATCATAAGGTATATCCTGTAAATGCTACAAGATATATTTTAGCAGGAAATATAAATGACATTGCACAGAAGGAGAATTAATTGAGTTACGTAGACGCATTATTTGATAGAGATAGCGATATTGTCCGTGTTGTAGAACGCAAAGACGGCAAACGAAAGTATACTGAATATCCTATCAAGTATACATTTTACTATGAAGATCCAAAAGGTAAACATAGAAGCATCTATGGTGATCCAATCAGCAGAATTGTATGTAAAAATACAAAAGAGTTTCGCAAAGAACTTGCTATTAACAAAGGCAAGAAGATGTATGAGAGTGATATTAATCCGATCTTCCAATGCCTAAGTGAAAATTATCTCAATCAAGATGCTCCTAAACTAAACATTGCGTTTTTTGATATTGAGACAGACTTTGATCCTGAGAAAGGCTTTGCTGATCCTGCAGATCCGTTTATGCCTATTACTTCTATCTCTGTATATTTGCAGTGGATGGAAACAATGATTTGTTTAGCAGTTCCGCCTAAGACACTTACAATGGACCAGGCAAAGAAAGAACTTGAAGGTATAGAAAATGTAATGTTGTTTGAAAAAGAAAGTGAAATGATTGATACTTTCTTAACATTAATTGAAGACGCTGACATTTTGTCAGGTTGGAACAGTGAAGGTTATGATATTCCTTACACTGTAAATAGAACTGCCCGTGTATTAAGCAAAGACGACACTAGACGTTTTTGTTTATGGGGGCAACTGCCTAAGAAACGTGAATATGAGAAGTATGGCAAATCAGCTGTAACCTTTGACCTAATAGGCAGAGTACATTTAGATAGTTTAGAACTTTATCGTAAATATACATATGAAGAAAGACACACATATAGACTTGATGCCATTGGCGAAATCGAAGTTGGAGAGAATAAAGTCCCTTATGAAGGCACTTTGGACCAATTGTACAATAATGACTTTAGAAAGTTCATTGAGTACAACATACAAGATACCGCACTACTGGACAAGCTGGACAAAAAACTAAGATTTATTGATCTTAGTAACGAACTGGCACACGCAAATACTGTTTTGCTACAGACCACTATGGGTGCTGTCGCAGTTACAGAACAAGCCATTGTGAATGAAGCACATAGGCGAGGTATGCAAGTGCCTAATCGTCCTCATCGTGATGATGAGAATACACAAGCCGCAGGTGCATACGTGGCATTTCCTAAAAAAGGTCTGCACAAATGGATTGGTTCTATGGACTTGAACAGTCTGTATCCAAGTGTGATTCGTGCATTGAATATGGATCCAGCAACTATTGTAGGACAGATCCGGCCGGACATTAGTACTGCAAGAGTTGAAGAAGACATGGGTCTTAAAAAGAAGTCATTCGCAGGAAGCTGGGAAGGACGTTTTAGCACTGAAGAATATGAAGCAGTAATGGAGCAGAAACGTGATACTGCACTTACTGTGGATTGGGAAAACGGACAAAGCGATGTTCTTTCGGGTGCAGAGATTTACAAACTTGTGTTTGATAATAACCAACCATGGATGCTTTCATCTAATGGAACTATCTTTACAACAGAACACGAAGGTGTTATTCCTGGACTACTGAAACGTTGGTATAGTGAACGTAAAGAACTTCAAGCAATGTTGAAAAAAGCAAAAGATGCTGGCAATGCTACTGAGATTGAATACTGGGATAAACGTCAGTTGGTTAAGAAAATTAATTTAAATAGTTTGTATGGTGCTATTCTTAATCCTGGTTGTAGATTCTTTGATAAACGTATCGGACAATCTACTACACTTACAGGTAGAACTATTGTTAAGCACATGAGTGCAGAAGTAAACAAAGTTATTACAGGCACATATGATCATGTAGGCGAAGCAGTTATTTACGGAGATACAGACTCTGTTTATTTTAGTGCATACCCTACATTGAAAGAACAAATTGATAGAGGTACCATTCCGTGGAGCAAAGACAATGTTATTACATT